CCACAAATTGCGCCTGTCAATGATCCCCACGAATAAGTTACTGTTTTATAGGCAGTTATCCATTTTTTTACGTTGGCTGGAGCAAAATTAACATCATTTAATATTCCACTTTCTTTCTTTATGTCATCTAAAGTAACATCAATAATTGATGTAGGAATAATATCTACTTGATTTGCTGTTATTGCTTGTTTAGGATCATTCCTTAATGCTTCATAAAATTCACTTTCTTCTTTAGAAAGTGCTCTTAATCCAAGAGTTTTTGCATAAGATTTGTCACTTTCCGCTTTTATAGCTTCATTTTGTAACTCATTAATTAGCTCTTCATATTGAGCCGACATAATTTTGTCTACTGCCTCTACAACTGCTTGTGATTTGTCTTCTGATTCTTGAAGAATTTTTAAAGCCTCTTCTTGAGCTTCTTTCATTTTTGTTTGATTAAATTTCATAATTATACCTCTTTTCATTTAATTTTTTTATTAAAAAAAGACGCCCATGCGTCTTCTTTAATCTGATTTTCTTTTGCAAGTTCTTCTAAATCCTCTTGCCCTTTCTTTTTTTGAATTTGTTCTTCTATTTCTTTTATTTTTTCGTTTAGTTCTTGCTGTAATTTTTGATTTTCTGCATCTTTTTCTTTGTTGCTCATTACTAATTTGAAAACGAAATCTGCTTCCAATGCTTGCATTGGTTCATTTCTAGTCATTGATGTTGAAAATCCCATTTCATAAGCTTCTTTTGAAGTTATCCAAGTTTCCTTGTCCATCATTTCTTTTATTTTTTCTTCTGGTAATCCCGTTTTTAGGGTATAAATATCCACTGATGGTTGAGTAATTTTTTCAAGATCTTCAGAAAATTTCTTCATTGCATTTGAATCTCCTTCCATAGATCCCCATGCATTATGAATCATAAGTAATCCGTTTTCCGGTACTACTCTTTCTTCTCCAGCCATAAAAATAATTGATGCTGCAGAACAAGCAAATCCATCAACAATTGTTTTTACACGTCCTTTGAATGAAGATAAAAGTCCATAAATTGTTAAACCTTCTGCTACAGAGCCTCCGTAAGAATTAATTCTTACTGTTAAGTTGGGTGTATCAATTTGTGAAATGGCATCTTTTAAAGTAACACCATTCATCACATCGTTACCTGTTCCAAACCATGCGTCTATCCAATCTTTTTTTCTTATGTCTCCATACACATATAATTCAGTTTCATTTTCACTGATTTTTTTAAATTTCAAAAATCTATCTTCCACTAATCTACACCCCCTTTCACATTGCCATAATTTTTGGTGATGTAATGTTCGTTTGCCCATTCTTCATCAATTTCTGGCTCATCTAAATATTTGTTGATTTCATTTCTACTGAATCCATTTGCTGTCAATTTATCGATTCCAGTTCCTGATTCTAATACATCTCTATGTGTAATATTTACTTTGTTGAATTTAACATATTCTCCTCCAACGAAAGACTCTTTTCCCACTAATCCAATATTGCAACCATCTTCTATAATTTTGAATATATAATCAACTGAAAAAGTTATGAAGTCACTATTTCCTGTTGATTTTTCTGTCTTATTCCCATAAAAAATATCAAGTGGTATTTTCCATTTTTGTGCTACAGAATCAGAAATAGATTTAACTGTTCTTTCATAGTCAGTTAAATCTCTCGCATTTTTTCCTTCGTTCATGTTAATCAAATCAAATATTTGTGAAAGCATTATAACTGCTTCTTCTTCACTGAATATTCCACTTGTTATTTTTTTGATGTATTCCTCATAAGAAACCTCTTTATTTGCATCTGCATCATAAAGTTTAGGTTGAGTTCCTGGAGTTTTTAATCTCCATTTAGGTACATTAGAACTTATAAATGATTTTTTGGTAGCCTTGAGTAAATCAGTTGCATTTGTTTTAAATGATGCATATGCAGTTTCTATATTTTCAACAGGTAAAACAAGATATATAGAGTTATTTGAATTATATATTTTTTCAAGTGTTACCTCATTCCCTTCATTATCTGAAACAGTTACATTAGAAAATTTCTTACCATATAAAATTTCGTTTGATGTGCTAAATTTATCCGCTATATATAAAAATTGTTCTTTTCCTTTTCTGTTTATTATTATTAATGCTTTTTTCTCGCTTAATAACTTCAATACTAAACTATATTTAAATGATGTTCCTGTTTGATTTGGATTGGGTTGTATATTTAATTTCCAAAAAAGCTCACCTTTAGTGTTCTTAATTTTCTCTTCTTTTTTTTCAAATGTTTCAATGTTACATTTTGCAATCATTGATGCAATTAAATCAATTGCATGAGCTTCCGCAATTGCATATATATAGTTTTTACTATTTTTATCTCCCATAATAACATCGAAAATATTTATATATTCACCTTTCTCATTTTTAAAAAGCTTATCAAATATCATTAATTTTCACCTCCTTAAACATATACAACTTCCTCATCTAATAACTCTTGTACACTCATTGCAGCAACAAAAGCCATAAATGGATCATTTTTTCTTAATTTAGGTTCTATCTTTTCATATTTTTTGTTTCCATCTTTCCCGTCTTTAACGCAAGTATTATTAATTGACCAACGCATTATTGCACTGTTTCCTATATTTATTTTCCCTTCAGCAAAGGCCACCTCAATTCGTGGAGCAACAATTGCTGCAATGCTTGCCGGATATCTTATCATCCTTACAAGTCCATATGGTTCATCTTTGGTCTCAATACTTATTCCATACTCTCTAAAAATTTGTTCAAGTAGTTTGTATCTATATGTATCTAATACAATTTTTTTTATGTTATACTTACTCATTTCAGATAGCATCCACAAAACCATTTCTCTTCCATCAATGCTTTCTTTATTTGTAACTTCAAAATCCGTGTATCCAGCTTGTCCTATATTACTAAATGGAAAATGGATATCTCCAAAGAATTTACTCTTCGAACATATCCATGTTTTTTGTCTCCATATATATTCATCATTTTGTTTGAATAAAAATCCAACACTTGCAAAATCGTTAAGTGATGCAAAATCTATTCCCACAATAGCTGGTTTGCCAATTACATCTCCTGTTTCTCTTGGAATTTCTTTTTCTATATCTATATAAGATGCTCTTAATATATTATTCCAATCAGTAACTACTTGTTCTTCATCTTGTTGAGGAATATTCATCCTTTTTGCATAAAATTCTACTCTATATGATTTTTGTTTATGTGCTTTCAGATAATCCCTAATTATTTCGTTTCTTAAAACAGCCATATATCTTAAGCTCGGATTTGCTTGAACCCAAACCGTGACATCTATATCATCTTTGTTTCCTGTTTCCAAATATTTTTTCATTGGAATATCTACAGATGATATATCACCAATTCTATATATTATAGGTAATAATCCTAAATAATTATCTTCTCCATTTAGAATAGGCTTTGCAATAGATAATTTTTCGTCTAGAGGTCCATCTCTTACTATTCCGTTTGTTGTAATAGTAACAGTTCTTGAATGTTTTATCTTTCCAAGTCCTGAACTATACACATTAATTTGTTTATAGTCTTCGTATGCATGTAATTCGTTGAATATAATCATACCTGTTTGCTTACCATCTTTTGTTTTTGCATTTGCAGTATTATATCTTAATATTGAATGTGTTTGTTTGTTAATTACTTGTGTTTTATTCCAATAAAAATACTTTTTCATTATGTTTTTATTGCTTTCTAGCATGTTATACACAACATTAAAAGAATTTAAAGCTTGTTCTTCTGATGTTGCTACTATATCTATGTTGTAATTTCTTACACCATAAAAATGTGTCTGCATAAAATTTGCAAGTGGCATGATCATTCCATCTTTTCCATTTCCTCTGGCCATAAGAATAAGAATATCAGGGAAAGTCACAATATCAGTATTGTTTTTGTCATACATAAAAAATAATGCATATGCGAATTTTTGATACGGAAATAATTTGTAATACCATTTTTCACAATATTTAACTGCTCTTTGAAACGTTTCTTCATCGAAAAAAACATCATCTCTCGACAATGTTGGTTTTACTATATTTTTTATTAACAATTTTATTTCTTCGTCAGTTTCAAGTGGATTTTGTTCGACAAATTCTATATATTCATTAATTTCTTTACAACAAATCATCTCCTACACCTTCTTCCGGCTCGTTTGATTCTTGTAAATCAACTTCTGGTTCTTTCAAATCTAAGTCTTGAAGAATTTTTCTCATTTCACTACTAACTTTAGTAAGATTTTGAACACTTTCGTTTGGTTTTGTTGCAGTGTATCCATTTCCAGTTGTAACTTCATACCTCAATCCATTATCCATAATGTCATATTTTAGATCATCTTTTAATTTAACTAAAAATAAATAATGCTCTACCATATCATTAAATTGTTCTCCAAACTTATTTTGGCTAATTAATTGATTTTGGAGATCTTCTCTCATTTTAGATATTTTTTCTTCTTGTTCTTTTTTTCTTTTGGCAGCTTTATTTTTTTTAGCTTTTTCTTCTTTACTAATTTTTTCAATAACATTTGTTGCTTTTTCCATGTTTTCAATTTGATTTTCTATTGTTTTTTTCTTGTTTTTTGTGGATTTTTTTTGATTTTTTGAGTTCGGCAATATATATACCCCCTTTCACACGCGAAAAAATGATAATTTTTGAACAGTCAGTACCCCACACCCGCTCCCATTAAGAATTTTTTTCTTTCAGAATTTGAGTGGGGCTATCTTTTATTTTTTTCACTTTTTAATTTTTGTGATTTTTATTTTTATTTTTATTTTA